GCCGGAATATGTTGAGCCCCAAGCCATGATTTGGCGCTGGGGCATGGCCAAGAACATGCCAGAATTGACAATTGGCGCCTGAGATATCATGGACGCATTGCCATAACCCTGAGATGGAGCCCATGTGAAAATAGGCCCGTTGCGAGGACAGGCAAGTAGGATTTCGCCCCAGTTATCCAGCGTCCAATCGGTCGTAGTTATCTGGCTGGCATTCAATCGAGTATTATTTGTCTGAACAACGCCTGTTCCATAACCGCCGCTATTATGCGTCCCGCTTACCGTTCCCCCCGCGCCAAGCGTAGAAGCCGCGCCAAGCTGGAATGTAACGCTGTTAAAGGTAGCGCTGGTTAGCTTGTGACTTCCGTTATAAGGAGCGCCAACACCAGCAACGGTGATTGTTTCACCTTGTTGGAAATTGCTAGATCCAGCAAGGGTAAGTGTGGCAAATCCGGCAGCCGAAGAGGCGCCAGTGACATTTACCGTTTCTGAATAGCTTTTATAGAAACCCTTACCATAACCAAGACCAAGCAACTGCGGGCCAATCGTGGCGTAGTAAGTAAGATTTAACTGGCTATAATTCAGAGACTGAGTGGTTGACTGATTAGCTGAGTTTTGAGCGGTAAACGTAAAACCAGTGTTATCTGCCTCCCTGACTGTATATTCACCATAGATGATGATGCCGCCAACGTCCGTCGGGACTGTAAAGGCGACAACATCGCCAGGGGCGTAATAATACGGAATAGGAGCAGTTGATATCAGAGGGTTTATATTGGCGATATCACAACGGACTACTGCGCTGTTATCTGTAACCGTAAAGGTCGGGAATAACGTCGTTGTCGTCGTAGATTGGGCTGGGATGCCAGTCTCAATCTCATAATCTCCGCCAGTCACTGATACGATGTCATACGACCCAAACAACAATATGCTGCCAACTTCTACCTGCGTATTGAAGATCACCGTATCGTATATCGTCACATCCGTCTGAAGCGTGTCTGTGACGGTAACGATTGAGCTTCCATTAGTCGTCGAAAGCGTAAATTGTGCCGGGGAGTTTGTAAGATTATGATTGATGACTAACGGTGTAATATCAGACGTATTATTGTTCGCCGTGATATATAGACGCTCAGTCGTTCCTAGCGCATACCGCTTGTCTTGCGTCAGGCCCTGCCAAGCATGCAAGGCGCGGGACTTCCCGATATACGTTGTGTTGACGTATTTCGTATACCCACCCCGCTTTTCAGGGATATTGTCGCGCCAGCGGATGAAGTTGCTTTCCGAAATACCAGCAGCATTGTCGGCGCGTGTTTCTTCAATATCGACGCCGGGGATGATGCGGAGGCTTTCGAAAGGCAAGGCTTAGCGCTCCGGAGGATTGGCCACGTTGGAATATGAAGTCCAACCGGGTCCACTGAATTTTTTGCGCATTTCCTCTCCGTTGGCGGAGGCGAACAGGCGCTCGTATGTGCTTTCCCAAGACTGAGATTGCTGCGGATTATCGGCCTGCGATCCAAAATCTCTCTGATATCCAGAGGCGAAGATCATGCTGGCGGCGATAAACAAGTCCGGCAGATATTGGGTCAGGAACGTCGTCGGGTTGTTTTCCGTAAGAGGTGACGGGCGGATCGTGCCCACAACTTCCAAACGGTAAGAACCATTAGGCCACGGGCCAAGGATCACAGTCCATTGGTCAATCATCGCAAAGTAGGAAGGCTGGCCCGCCCCAACATTTCCGCTACCGTAGGTGGCCTCTAGGAAGTCTCTGGACACTGGCTGAAGAGCAGACCGGCTACCATTGGCCGCCGTTGCGCCAGCCGGGAAAAACAGGTTGATGCCTTGGACCGTGACAAACTTGCCTTGAGACGTAATCGGAAGTGTAAACTCCCTAGTCCCCGAAACCGTGCTGCCGTCCGAGTTCCTGACAACCGTATTCAAAAGGTCAAGTTCACGGTAAATACGCTGCTCAGCGTAGTCGATCATGCCTGGGAGCATGGTCTGGAACTGAGGCGTGTCCGTCGTCACCGTCATGATATTCGCTATCTGGGCGACGTAGGTGGTATAATTCAAACTCATGGCCGGTCGACCTTCTGATCCAGCTTGTCAAATATTCTGGACAGCATGTCTTTGATTTCTTTCATGCCTTCCTGAAATTCGTCTTTGCGGATGTAATTGCTAGGCAGGTCGACTTCTATTTGGTGCAATTCTTCCCGAAGCTTCTGAACCGCGTCCCACAGGGTTCTAGCCAGCCATCCACCTACGGATAGGGCTATCCCCGCGGCAATGTTGATCATTGTCTGCGTGTCCATAATTCTCGCCATGTTGGGAAATGGCCCCGGAACGAATTTCGGGACCATGTATTTTTACAGAAAAACCAGCCGTTTGCCAAGCCTATGCGGCAACAATTGTAGACGATAGGTCTTTTTCTATCATCTCAAGATTACCCTTCAGTCTTTCGTCGTTTGGAGACAGGCCGACCGCCCACTTTGCCTGCTCTAAGGCAATCTGTTTAAGGCCCAAATTCCAAGCTGCGATGGACGCCAAATCATGCGCCCAGTGCCCCCAAACCGCCGGATCGCATGTATAGACAAGCTCACGGTTGGTGATTTCTAGGGCCTTCATGGAATAGGCGAAGCATTCAGCCCATCGAGCCTGCCGATACATGAGCATAGCCAGTTCGCACCAAGGCTCCCTAGTATTGGGGGCCTCAGATGCCGCCTTCATGTAGTTCATTTCAGCATTCTTGTGGTCGAACATTTCGTCGTAGCACTTGCCCATAACCCGATAGGCATAGCAGCGCTCATTCATCCATGTGGCGCCGGGGAGCGCCAGATACCGCTCGCATTCCTTAATTGAGTTTAGCCAGTCCCGATGGAACATAAGTTCACGAGCGTAATAGAACGCATTCCGGGGACAGTGCGGATCTTCGTTGACAGAAAGTTTGAGTAGATCCAGATACTGGCCACGGCTTTTTGTGGGGTCCGGGTGATGGGACACCAGAAGCTTGTTTGTATATGCGTAAATCTCATCTGTTCGGCCATCCGGACGGGGATATTCATGACATGGGTGATGCCAATGATAGCCCTTGCGATGATGGATTTTCTCATACTGGAACTTAATTCCGCAGCCCCAGTCAAACATATACCGGAGACGGGTCGTTACACCTGGCTCCCATACGCGCTCAATCTCCTCGCGCCATCCCGGCTCCATTACCTCATCAAGATCAAGACTGATGCAAATATCAATATCGGCCGGAATGAGGGATAGGGCAGCGTTCCGAGCATGATCAAAACGCCAAGGGTTAATGTATATGCTATGGACTGTCGCACCATGTATGCGGGCCTTTTCTGCCGTTCCGTCTGTTGACCCGGTATCCGCAATCATGATGTGATCGGCGCCAATAGCACTTTCCACAAAACGCTGGACAAAGCCTACTTCGTTTTTGCTGATTGCGTAGACACAAATTTTAGGCTTGACCGGCTGATCAGACCAAACAAAGACGCCGATTTCTTTGTCCTGCCGCCCAAAATCAGGCTTGCCAAATACTCTGTGAACATCCTCAACAGACCAGTTGTCTGTGACATGCTTTTCGTAAGGATTGCCCTGAAATTCATCCTGCGGGTAATGTCCTATCGGGATGCTGACAATGACGGTGTTAGCATATTTGCGAACATTATCGAAAAGGCTCTTTGCCTCTTCTTCCGTCATATGCTCAAGGATATCTCCCAGAATAGCGATATCAAATTTGCCGTCAGAACCGACAACATCCCATTCAATCGTGCGAGCGTCTTCTAGGTATAGTTCCTTATAGAACCCATTGAGCCCAAACTGTTCTACATATGGGCCCCAAACCTCAATACCGGTGAAATGCTTATCAAGGAACATTTTAGCGTATGTTCCGCTTCCACATCCCACATCAAGTATTCTGTCGCTTTTTACCTTGCCGAATATATAGCGGACAAAGCTCTTGCCGCTTTCTGAGCTGTAAGGCATTTATAACCCCAAATTGGACGCCCCGGCGCGGGGAGCCTTCATTACTTGGCTTTTAGAGCATCTACCTCAGCCTTAAGTTCCTTTATGGCGTTAATCAGAATGGCGATGATCGGGCTGTAGGCAATGCCCAGTTTGCCATCTTTCGGACTTTCCGTCACAACTTCCGGTATAACTTTCTGGACGTCCTGAGCAATAAGCCCTATTTGCCGTCCAAGGTCGTTCTCGTAGGTCCAGCTATAATATACGCCCTCAAGCCTCTTGATTATGTCGATGGCGTTGGTGATTGGCGCGACATCTTTCTTCAGTGTTGCGTCTGATACATTGGTATATGGTCCACTGCCCGTCACCCCAGACCCAGCGGCATACGGGAGAGTAAGATTATTGTTGGGTATGCTTGTAATGGAAAGAAACGACGAGCCGCTACTAAAAATTCCAAATGGAGCCCCCGTTCCAAATGAAATATTGGCAGTTGATGCATTTAACAGCATTCCACCCGCGGCTGTTATGGTAACTGACTGAGAAAAAGTATTTGTTGCTGTCCAAGTATTTGTCCCGGATAAAGACGGAACAGAAAAGCTAAGTTTTGTCGCATCAATTGTTGATGTAGCAATGTTAGTTCCTTGGATAACTCCGGCTCCAATAAGAGAACTAGAGTTGATAGCTCCGGAAGCTATGTTCGTAGATTGAACGGCGCCAAATCCAATAAGCGTAGAAGTAATCGCCCCGGTAGCTATCTGGCCGCCGGTAATTGACCCAGCATTGACTGTCCAAACAGTTCCGCCGCCGCTGACCGTAATCTGACCACGCGATCCATCCGCCAATCCGGACGAACCAGTCGGACCAGTGGCGCCAGTAGGCCCAGTAGGACCAGAGACAGTCGAAGCCGCTCCGGTGGGGCCAACATTGCCAACCGCCCCAGTCGGACCCGTAGGGCCATTGGGGCCGGTGGGTCCACTAGCTGGGCCCGTGGGACCTCCCGCTCCAGTTGCGCCGGTAGGACCAGTAACGCCAGTTGGTCCGGTCACGCCTTGGATACCCTGAGATCCAGTTGGGCCGGTGGGGCCGGTAATACTTGCGCCAGTCGGCCCCGTAGGACCACTCGCCGGGCCTGTGGGTCCCATATCACCCGTAGGGCCAGTTGGGCCGGTATTGCCAGTATTTCCGGTCAAACCAGTCGGGCCGGTGGGGCCGGTGGAACCAGTCGGACCAAAGCCTGTTGGGCCTGTAGGGCCACTAGCTGGGCCAGTAGGCCCTCCGGCGCCTGTAGCTCCAGTTGGTCCTGTCGGGCCATTGCCTCCGGTTGATCCGGTAGGGCCTGTGGGTCCCACCAAAGCAGGGCCAGGATAGGCTTGCCAAGCAGTCCCGTTCCATTGCCAAGAACGACCCGCAAATGTGTAAATATCATTGAGGGTCGGATTATATGGAAAGTTAATAGCCATGGAAGCCTCTATTTATCTTATACCGTTTCCCAAACTTCGACCGGAAGCGTGGGCCATGTCGTAACAGGTGTCGTCGGCGGATTAACCGCTATAGCACGAACTTGGCTTCGGTATGAAAGAAAAGCATTTTGGTTTGCAAGATATGGATTTGACTGTGCTGGATCTGCAACACTTGGGATGGCTGTCCAATCCGTATTAGTCAGAAGCTGTGTGGCCTGCTGCTTATTTTGAGCCATGACCTGCTGATCGTGAGCAGCCTTCTGCTCTGGCGTCATCGTCGTGATCATCCAACCAAGCGTCCAAGTCCCAGCAAGCAATGTAGGATTAGTATCCTGAACGCATACTTCCGTGTTTGGGTCGTAACCCGGCTGAGGCAGGATCGTCACAGGAGCAAGCGTATAGCCATTCTCAATTGCCGTCTGCGTTTGCGGGAACCAATAGGTGACATCATAATTGTCGCCGTAGTTGGTGTAAGGATTTTGTTCCTGCAAAGTAGAAAACAGGTAAGGATACAGGATTAGGGTTGTTCCCTGCACCTCGGCATATGTCGGGTTCATTTAGGTTCTCCGTTAATAATAACCGTAGACGTGTCCCTGTCTATTGATAAGAACCCGTCACAGGCAATGTTCCAATCTTCACCAGTTTGCTCGTCCCAGGAAGGCACGTTTATCTTAACATGCTTCGCCAAATATTCCTTCTTGCCATTCTCAAAAACTCGCCAGACATGGTCCTTTGTCCCACGGCCAGGCTGACCTTTCGTCTTGTTATAACGAATTTGGTAGTGGTTCATATAACCTCGACCTCACAGGCCGGCTGTGGGTTATCGACCAAGGAAATATTAAAATGAACAAACCGGAAAGGCTCAGTGCTGGCGTTCTTCGTAAAGCTATGCGGGAGCCAAGCATTCGTTAAGACAAGGACGCCGGGCTCTGGCTTGAAGTGAAAAGCATTCGAGGCGTAGGTGATATTTGACATATCATCTTCCGAAATGCCCAATTGCGTTTTGCCGGGCCTTGGGTCATGGAACGTGGCCGCGCACGAGCCCTCTGGCGTATCAAGGAAGTAAAACCCAACCATCTGGACGCCATTATGGTGGATGTGCTGGTCCATTTGGCTAAACTTGTGGTGCTCCTGCGCCCACATTTCAGTAAAAAATGCCGCTTTTTCTCTGACGTTATAACCTTGTTCTCTCAAAATATTGAGAGCCGTTACAGCGGTATAGGCACAAAAGTCCTGTATGCTTTGGTCTTGCGAAATGTCCCCCGTCATTTTGACAGGATAGATTTCGTTTAGCTCATGCCCGATATTCGCAAGAGCCGCGTTAGCAGATTTGCGAACAGCTTCCAGAAACTCCATCTTTTTTATGGAGTAAACCATTGTCGGGAAACAATGAATATTATCCAAAACATCGTCAGACATTACGCTTATCTTCTAAAAAGTATTCGGTGTGATTTTCTAGGCATTCAATAGCGTTCTTGGCCCCCGCCAGCTTGGTCATCACGCCTTGGATATGCGGCAAAAGCTCAGTCTGGAAGTCAGGATGGTTTCGCATAGCACGAAGATGGTCTTCTGGAATAGTGCCCGTCGAAAACAAGAAGTTCTCAACGCGGTTTTTAAACTCGCCTAGCCACTCGTCTCGCTGTGCAGCTTCATTTGCCTGAAGAAGCGGAAGATGCGCATATTTTCTGTGAGGTTCAAGCTCATCCATTAATCTTATTATAGTTGCAAGCTCCATTCGAGCCGCTTCTAAGTTCGTCGCCCATGTGTAGTAATGCGCGTCTGCCTCAATAATATCAGCTTGGGCCTTGAGCTTGTCTGACTTTGATGAGCTTGGATTGTCGATGACTTCCTGCGCCTCAATGATCTTGGCTTCTCGACGGAGCTTTTGCGCCTCGCAGGATTTTACAACCGCCTCGCGGTCAATCTTCTGCCCATACATTAGCATCCATGCGCCATCTGGCGTGAAGCATGAGCCTGCAAGGAAGTGGCGCAATTGAAAATCAGAATTATTTCGATGCGGATTAGAGTTCATTTAAACATTAACCCCACAAGTTCCATTTGAGGCGGCTGATCCATAAGCTGAAGCAGCACTAGACGCCGCCGCTGATGAATTTGTATCGCAAGCATAAATGTATTTATTTCGAGTGGTGGATGCCCCGCTTGTCGAAACCCCAAGCGCAAATATGCCGCGAGTGCTGTTTCCGGCTGATGACCCGCCAGTAGAAATTGCGGAAGATGATGTTGCAAGCGATCTGGTATCGCAAGCATAAATATATTTATTTCGGACGTTATATCCTTCGCCAACGGCAAAAATACCTCTTGTGCTATTGCCGGTAGCAGTTCCAAAACCTAAAGTCTGACTTAATGACGTTGCCGATCCGTTCGTGTCCGAAGCGTATGTGTATTTATTAACCGTTGAACCTAGACCTAACGCAAAAATGCCGCGAGTGCTGTTTCCGGCTGCCGCCCCTCCTGTGGAGGCTAGGCTAGAAGATGTGGCTGATCCGTTGGTGTCACAAGCATAAGTGTATTTATTTCTCACAGTAGACGGGCACCCGTTACAGCCAATGGCAAAAATACCTCTTGTGCTGTTTCCAGAGGCTGCGCCTTTCTCTGAAGCTGCACTAGCGGCGGTTGCTGAGCCACTTAGACACGAAGCATAGGTATATTTATTGCGAGTTGCTAGAGATGAACTTCCAGATCTACCTAAAGCAAAAATACCTCGCGTTGAATTTCCCGCAGCAGATCCCATTTGTGACAAAACACTGGCGGCAGAAGCGCTGATATTTGTGTCACATGTAAATGTGTATTTATTCCTTGTTGTTGAGCAGTTTCCCCTCGCAAATATACCAACCGTCCCTGCCGGAATGCCAGTAGACGCACCAAACCCAAAAGCCTTCGCAGAAAACGCGCCTCTGGTTATGACTGCGGGCATGTCAGGCTCACTTAAACTGGGTTTGGGAGGCGTAGACGCTATACGTCGCGCTTGCCCGTTTGACCACGGTATAAGTATAAATATCCACGCCGCTTGCATTTCCGCTTGTCGGAGCCGTGCCGCCCTGCCATTGCGGAGTGACAGAAGACCCGTCAATTTGCAGCGCTGAGTTATAATAGGCCGTAGCACCTTGGGTGACAAGGAAAGCTATCGAGATAGACTGTCCTGTGGTCATAAAATCGTTGAGAGAGACTGTGCTACTACCACGAATGTTCAGCGTCCAGTTGCCCGAAGCATTCGATGTATAGAATAACACACTCTGCGTGATCACGTCATAGTTAATTGTTCCCGTTGCAGCCGTGGCGCTAACCGTCGTTACCTCGCCAGTGTTGGTAAGGTTTAATACCGGGGCGTTAACAGTCCCTGCGTAATCCGCAAGGATGGATAGGTTTCTAGGTATAGTCATACATTAACCCCAATTGTTCCGTTTGAAGCGGCAGAGCCGAAAAATGATGCAGCGGTAGCAACTCCCCCAACTGATACAGCATCGCAAGCGTAAGTGTATTTGTCGCGGGTGGTTATGGCCGCAAAACACGAATTTCTTCCTAGCGCAAAAATTCCTCTAGTGCTGTTGCCAGCGGCAGAGCCAAGATATGACGCAGCACTGGCTGCTGTTGCTGACCCATTGGTGTCGCTGGCGTAGGTGTATTTATTGCGAGTGGTGGAGGGGATGCAACCTACAAATCCAAGCGCAAATATACCGCGAGTGCTGTTGCCCGTCGCCGAGCCTTGCTGTGAAGCAACCGAGGCGGATGTGGCCGAGCCGTTTGTATCGCAAGCATAAGTATATTTATTTCGAGTAGTGCTAGCAGATGTAGTGCCTCCCAAAGCAAATATTCCACGAGTGCTGTTACCTGCTGCTGATCCATTACGAGACGCAGCACTGGCTGCTGTCGCTGATCCGCTAGTATCGCAGGCGTATGTATATTTGTTGCGGGTGGTTACAGCGCCAGCTACACATCCAAGCGCAAATATACCACGAGTGGAGTTACCTGCGGCTGAGCCACTAGATGACGCAGCACTGGCTGCTGCGGCTGAACCGTTAGTATCACAAGCATACGTGTATTTGTTACGAGTGGTGGAGGCGCCACTTACTAGCCCAAGGGCAAATATACCGCGAGTGCTATTTCCTGCCGCTGAACCTCGCCATGACGCAGCACTAGCTACAGCTCCCGTGCCTACGCCATCTGTAGCGAACGTGTATTTATCGCGAGTGGTTGAAGGGACACAAGAGGCGTAACCTAAAGCAAATATTCCAACCGTGCCATCAGCACCGCCACCCCTAACGCCAAATCCCCAACTTCTAGCCGAGGTCGCGCCAAATGCTATCGGTGACGGCATCGCGTTAAACTCACTTGAACTGGGTTAAGGCTGCAAACACAGTATATGTCGCAGATCCTGTCTTGACGATATTGTAGGTGTATGTGTCAACTGAAGTGGCATTCCCAGCAGTCGGCGCAGTGCCTCCCTGCCAGATTGGCGTGACTGAAGTGCCATCAATCTGCACGGCGCTATTGTAATAAGCCGTTCCGCCGTTCGTCACAGCAAATACAACCGCAACGCTCTGCCCTGTGGACATGAAACTATTCATCGACGTTGTGGAGTTCCCGCGAAAGTTCACAGTCCAGTTGGCGCTGGCATTCGAGGTGTAATACAAAACCGACTGCGTTAAAACATCATAGGCGATTGTGCCTGTAGCAGCCGTCGCAGATGCGGTTGCTTTTTCACCAGCATTCGGGATGCTAAATACCGGCGTGGTCTGGGTGCCAGAATATTTAGCAAATGTTGCTAGGTTTCTAGGTATGGTCATTAGACGTTAACCCCAGTTGTTCCGTTTGATGCAGCTGAAAGGCCAACTGAACCAATACTTGCCGCAGTTGCTGATCCGCTTGTATCACAGGCATAAGTGTATTTGTTGCGGGTGGTGGAGGGGACGCCACCTACATTCCCCAAAGCAAATATGCCGCGAGTGCTATTTCCTGACGCGGCCCCATAGCATGTGTTACTAGAAGAAGAAGCGGCTGATCCATTTGTGTCACAAGCATAAGTATATTTGTTGCGGGTGGTGCCAAGCGTATATCCCAAGGCAAATATGCCGCGAGTAGAATTACCTCCTGCCGATCCTTGGCCATACCCTACAGCACTTGCTGAAGTTGCTGATCCGTTGGTGTCCGTGGAATAGGTGTATTTATTTCGTGTCGCAGTGGTCCCGCAACATATACGTCCGACGGCAAATATCCCGCGAGTAGAGTTTCCCGCCGCAGATTGATTTTGTGATGAAACGCTTGCAGCAGTCGCTGTTCCATTTGTGTCGCAAGCATAGGTGTATTTGTTGCGGGTGGTTGATCCCAATCCGGTGGAACCAAGATAGCCTAGGGCAAATATACCCCTAGTGCTATTTCCGGCGGCGGATCCCCTGGCAGAGCCAGCAGTAGAAGATGCTCCGCTTCCGCTCGTATCAGTAGAATAGGTGTATTTGTTTCGGCCGGTCCCGTATCCTCCACACTGCAGACCTAAATTAAAAATACCGCGAGTGCTATTGCCTGCGGCAGATCCGAGATATGACATAGCACTTGCTGCCGTAGCAGAGCCGTTAGTGTCGCTAGAAAATGTATATTTATTACGGCATTGGCTACCAAATGAAGTTGCCGTTGTATTCCCCAGCGCAAAAATCCCGACCGTCCCGTCAGCACCACCAGCAGCCGCGCCAAACCCAAAGCCCTGCGCCGATCCTGCCCCCTGTGAGAAGATAGTAGGCATACACTATCCTCACTTATATTGGGTTAGCGCAGCAAGCACCTTAAACGTCGCGCTGCCGGTCTTGATGATCGTGTAAACATAGGTGTCCAGCGCACTAGCATTACCTGCCGTTGGCGCAGTTCCGCCCTGCCAAACAGGCGTCACGCTAGACCCATCAACTTGCACGGCGCTATTGTAATAAGCGGTCGCCCCTTGCTGAACCAAGAATGCAACCGTCACAGCCTGCCCCGTAGCAAGCAATGTGTTCATTGACGTTCCGCTTGAACCTCTAAAGTTCACCGTCCAGTTAGCGGAAGCATTCGAGGTGTAATACAACACGCTCTGCGTCGTTACGTCATAGGCAATCGTTCCTGTCGCGGCAGTTGCCGATACAGTCGCGCCTTCGCCAATGTTTGTCAGAACGGCCGCAAGTTTTGATGTGCTACCCGCGAATGTAACGGTCGTGCCATCCGATGTGGCACCTGCAATTTCGCCAACAGTCAATGCATTATCATACAGAAGACGGGTAGATGTTCCGCCAGATATGGTCGATGTATTAACCGCAAGATTTACAGTGCCGACATTTACTGTGTTGTAAGCTATTAGCTCAACAATATCGCC